GTAAAAACTTGTTGACTTGCGTAGTATTGTTCGTTAGTTTGAGTTACTTGTGCCATTTATTAACTTTTTTCGTTTACAGTGTCTTGAGCAACTAACTGTGCAGCTGTTTGTACTATTTGTGGATCTCTTATTATAATGCCACTGTATTGTAATATTTTTAAAATTATTTCTGTTTGTTCCGAAACATCTAGTTCAAAGTTTTTAGTATTAACACTTGTCTCGTCAAAAATGTAAGCACCAAGACTATTAACTGTAAATGCCCAATTTACTTGAGCTGGTGTTTTTACATAACTACATTTAATTGAAGATTGTATACTAGTTGGATATACGAATATTTTATCGTGTAATGTAATTGGTGGGCCAGCAAGTGTATGTTCGCCACGTTGTACATATATAGGATGTGATAATGTTGGAGATGTTAAAGGAGATTTATTGATTAATAAATACTCATTTTGTTGTACAGGTTGTACAATTGTTGTGTCGTTGTAATATATTTCACCTAACCTATGTAAATCAGATGGTAAGTAAAAGAAGCTAGTGTCAAATGTAGCTGTACCTTCTACTTCAAATGTTGCAATTTTATTTTGTATTTGCTGAACTCTATCAGAAAATTCAGTATTAGTTTGTGGCTGTCTTTGTAATTGATTTAATTCTTCAAAGTAAGCTTCAAATATTTCTAATTGAACTTGTTGACCTACCTTGTTAAATTCGTCAGGCGTCATATAACCTCTTTGTTCTTTGTTCAGTATATATAATACTGTTTTATAAACCGTGTCTACGTTTACTGCCATATTTTATTATTTAAAAAAAGGTGGCGATTAAACCACCTTTATTATAATCACTTGTTATTTAAGTTTTTTCTCTATAGACTTATAAACTTCTAAACCTTCGTCTGTTTTAAACCACGCAGCCATAGCTGAGTAAGCATTTTCATCAAACGGTACATTCATTAGTTTACGCCCATTACTTTTCCAAGTAAATGATCTTTGATCAGGAGACAATCCAATTATATGTTTTTCAACTGCATTAATAGCAAAGTTTCTAAGAACAACATTTTCATCATTAGCTAAATCAATAAACAATTTTGGATTTTGTTTAGCAAATATTAAAATATCTCTTTTTATTTCTTTGCTAGATAATTGAGATACATTAGATCCAACTTCTACTCTTAGTATTGCTTCTGCTTGATCTACTTCCATATTTCTAGCAGCATTTAAAGCATCTACTTGTAAGTCTAAGAAATCTAATTCATCTACTGCTTCTGCAACATGATCTAACTCTTGGAATAATCTATCCTTATGAGGGTGCTTGTCTAAAAACTCTTGTAAATTTCTTTTATTTTTAGGAACGTGTAATGACCCATTTTCAAAAACAATATGTTTTAAAGTAATTTGCCCTTTTTGTTCATCTACAAACGGTGAGTTTTGGTTTGTAGCATATCTTAATTCTCTTTCATAACCTAATTCCTTGTCAAACCACACAAGAGGAAATCTTCTTGAGTGCTTGCTTGATAAAGTATAAGTTAAAGGACTTTTATTTACTAAAAAATAATGTCTATCTTTATATTCCCAAGTTTCTTTTTTAACCTCTTGCTTGGGAGCAGGAGCCTTTTTTTCTTTTGTTTCCATAATATAATATAATATAATAATTAAAAAAGATCCTACCTAAGTAGGACCTTGTATTTGTTTTTTTTTAGATAATAAACCTAAAAATTAAATGATACTGATAAGTCAGAGTCTCCATTAATTTCTAAATAATCTGAAACCACGCTTGGTGATTTAGAAACTTCGTCCATTAATTTATATACTGCTTGAGCTCCATCTACAGCCGCGGGCGCAGTCCCAAATCCACCTATAGTGTAAGTTGGTAGTGTACCAGTACTAACATCTACAGGCACACACTCTATAGTGACTGCAGTTGTAGTGCTCGATATTCTTGTAATAACATCAAGTGGAATAAGCACATCAATATCTTTAGTTGCTGTATTTATTGTTTGCGATTCTTTTATTTTTATATAATTCATAATTTTTTATATTGCGCTATCATAAGTTAAACTAGTCACATACTTTCCTCCAACCATTCTTAAAGAAGGGGTAGAGTTAGGTGATTGTGTAGACTCTATAATAGCTTTAGAAAGGTTATTAATCATATCTAATCTTTCAGAATCAGACATTGCTGAACTTATAGCTATATCAAATGAAGGTAAATTATCGTTCCCATTTGGTGAAAGCCCAAAAATTTTCACATTTAATATGGTGCTTGAAGCAGAAGTAATTTCAGCACATCCACGCCCTATGTTCATTAAGTCAAATGAAGTAAGATCAGTTGTACTTTTTGGTAATTTTATAAATTGTCCCATTTTCTTATTTTTAAATGTTAATAAAGTGGAGAGCGTTAACCCTCCACATTTATATAATAATTAAGCTGTAGCTTCAAATAATACGAAGTTATTAGCAGCTTGTGTAACTAAACATCTTTCAGTTAAGAAATGTACTGTCATAGCATCAACACCATCAGTATAAGCTCCACCAACTGAACCAGTAATCCAGTTTTTGTATCGTCTATCTTCAGTTTCAGAAGCTCTATATCTTACATGTAAGAAAGGACGTCTGATATTTGATCCTAACATTTGATCGTAAACTGTAGTAGTTCCAGCAGGAATTAATACACCATCAATATTATTAACTAAACCTCTAGTAGAAGCATCGTTTAAATATTTCCAGTCAGTCTTGTAGAAGTCATAAGAACCTCTTCTAAACCCAGTAAAACCAAAGTTAAGTGCCATTTCTGATTCATTATCAAATAAACCATAAGAAGCAGCAGCAGCAGAAGCAAAATTACCATTCATTGCAGCAATCATATCATCGAAATCAAGAGCAGAAGCTCTAGATAAGAATAACATGTTTTCTTCAATAGCACCTTGCTTATCTAATTGCTTAAGAATAGCATCAAAATCACCCATAGCACCTGAACCTGGAGCAGCTGCACCAGCGAAGTTTTGATAAACATTACCTCTTGCTTCAATAGCTTTGAATAAACCTTGTGTACCTTTTAAGTTAGCAGTCCAACCACCACCTGGAACAACAGTATGCCCAGCTAGTTCACCTTCAACTAACGCCATTTCCATATAATCTTCAAACCTTAATCTTGTTTCAGACTCAGCTTTTAAATACCATAAGTATCCAGAAGTGCCATCTTCAGTGGCAACCTCAATCCATCCAATTTGAGAAGCATCAGAACCAGAAACTTGGTACTTATCTCTAATTATAATTGGAGAATTGTTATACTCTTGAAATTCAGGAGTAATAGACTGCATCCCATCATAAGGACTTCCAGAACCACCACCACCTTTTTCAAATTCAGAACCGTATACAAATACGCTCATGTCACCAGCAGTAGTTAATCCTGAAAAAGCAGTATTAATCGCAGCAGCAGCATAAGGAACTACTGTTAAAGTAACGACGTTAGCAGCAGGTGCTGAAACATTAGTTACTAAAGCTCTACCAGTAGTTAGACCTGTAGCAGTGTCAGTATAAAGAATAGTATTACCTTCTTTAATAGCACAGCTAGCAGATGCTGTTGCAGCACCAGCTGAATTAACTGGGCCAGTAGCACTTAAGTCAACTTCAAGTGTAGTACCTGATGCGTAATTAGCAGTGTTATAAGACACATGTAACCTAGATTGCTCAGACCATAATACTTGATCAGAAGTCATAGGCATTTCTGCACCTACCATTCTCAAGAAACCAGATAAAGTTCTGTTTCCGTATCTTTCTACTTCAGCTTCGTAAAGCTCAGGTAGATATTGTTGTGCCCAGTCAGATGAACCGTCAGCAAAATTTAAATAGTTACTATTTAATACTGTTTGTTCAGCAGCTGGAACTAAGGAAGCGGGAAAAGACCCGCCAGTTGAAAATCCCATAATTTTTGTTTTTTAAGTTTTAAGTTTTATTTTTTTCTTGTTATTTTTAACTTAGAACTATTTACTCCACTAATTGCTTTTACCTTCATACCATTAACAAACATTTCACCAGAGCTTGTAGCTCTAACTTCATTTGTTATGTTTTTAGATTTAGCATTAACATCTCTTATCGCATCAGTTTTACCTTGTTCGTAAAAGTGCTTTGCTATTTTATCAGCATTACTAGCAGTGTATAAGGCTTTGTGATAACCTCTATAATCTTTGATTTCACCTTTTTTATCTAGGAACTTCCCAACAAAATTATTTAAATCAGATTGATTTTGAGCAACATCATTTTTGTTATTTACATTATATCTAAAAGATTTATCACCAACATTATATTCAAAACCTTTGAATTCATCGGCAAATAACTTTTTAGTATTGTTTGTAAAACTTTCGTGACGCTGTTGAATCACCTTCTGTTCTTCGTTGTATCTATTGAAAAAGTCATTAGCTTTTTGTTGTTCTTGTGATACTGAAGGTTTCAACTTGATCTCTTCATAGTATTTTTTCTTAGAACTATCTAAAAAGCTTTTGGCTTTAGCAATTTCTTCTTTGTAAGCTAATTGTTTCTTTTTAACCACTCTTTCATCTTCACCTTCATCCCACGCAAAAGTATCATCCATAAGAAAATTTACTTCATCTGCATTTAAATGTGGTTTGCTTACACTATAATATTCTTTAAGTAATTGTTCTCCATTTAGTTTACTGTAATCTCTATTTAAATTGACATAGTCTTCTACAGTGCCACCAGTATCTTTCATAAAGTCTACTAACTTTTCAATATTCTCTGGCAACTCTATTTGTGGATTCGCTTTTACTTCTTCTTTAATTTCTTCAACAACCTCTTTAGTTTCTTCAATCTCTTCTTTAGTTTCTTCTACTTTTATCTCTTCGATAATTGGAGATTCTTCAGTTTTATTTTCTTCAACTACAGGTTGTTCTACTTCAATTTTATCAACTTTAGTTTCTTCAACTACAGGTGTTTCTATTTTAGCTTCAACTTTTGGCTCTTCTTTTTTAGCCATATCTACTTTAGTTACTTTTTTTTGAGCAACTAGTTTCTTAGGTTTCTTTTTTATTTTAAATTCACCTTGTTCTAAGGTTCCGTCAGGAGCCTCTACTACTTCTTCTTTTGACATAATATAATATAATAGTTAATATAAATTATCTAGGTGCAAATTGTTCTAAACCAATACCACCTAAATTATCGTTACCTTTAGATTCAAAGTTTATAGGTAAACCATCTTCTCTTCTTTGGGTTATCATTTCACTCTGTTGAGTTCCTTGAATTTTAAGTCTTTTATCTTTACGATCTTCTATCTGTTGCTCTTTAGCTTGTACAACTTTTGTTTGTTGTTTTGCCAATTGCATGTTATAATCAAACTCTTGCTGCATTAATTGTTTTTTAATTTCAGCTTCTGTTTGTAGTCTTTGTATTTCAAACTGTGACTTAGCTTGTTCTAACTGAACTTTACTGTTAACCATACCTTCTTGCTTTTGCAACTCGGCTAAAGCAGCCTTCTCGTTAGTCTCTGCTTGGGCTTGAGCTTGAGCTTGTATTTGCTGCATTTTCATCTGTTGATCTTTAGCTTCTTTTTCTAATCTACGTTTTTTAAGCATAGTATTAGCTAACTTAAGATTATTTACAGATCTTATATCTATAGCGTCTTCAAGATTTATAGACTGCGTTTGTAAAGCAACTTGTATGTTTTGTTCTAGTTGCGCTTTTTCTTCTTCATCTGGCTCTAGTTCTATAAACACTCCAAAGTCATGTATGTTTACTTTTGAAAGTTCATCTAAAGTATGTGCATTAAAATTAGATATACTATTTATTAACGACATCCTAGTTAATGGAAACATTAAAGAATCACTAACTCTAAGAGATATATTTTCACAAGTTCTAAGTGTTAGATATAAACTAGCTTGTAGTATATGTCTAGTAGCTGTATTAGAGTTTGCAGCAGCTAATTTTTGTAAACCAACTAACGCGTTAGTGTCTGGATTACTACCATCTCTAGCTTCATTTAAACCTGTAACATCTCTAATCATTTGTAAATAATACTGATAAGTACTTATTAAAGAAGATATTTTAGCACCACCGGAAGATGACTGAAGTTCTTGGATAGGAACTTTACCTCTATTCATTTCACCGTCTTGTGTTAAAGATCTACCTATAACACTACCAGTTTGGAAATACATATTTAAAGCTTCAGCTGGATTATAGTTAGTTCCATTACCTAAATCAACCTCTGCTAAACCATCCATATCTAAATAAACTCCATCAGGAACCATCCTAGACATTACTTGTTGTAGTTTCAAATGAGTTAACTGTATCATATCAGCAAAACCAGTCACTCTACCAACTAAGCTTTCTATTCTGCCTTGATACATCCTTGGCGCGGTAATAGTGTAGCTTAAATTAACCTTGCTAGTATCTGCGTATGGTCTAGTCATGTTTTCAGCCATTCGCCAGTCTAACATTTCTTCCATACCTAATACTTTAGCTCCTGAATAAAGTGTCTCAATAGACCTTGAAGCTTTTTTAAAGTTATCTGTTTCTTCT